CTGTATCTTTTTCCCCCGAAAACGACTCAAAGAGCCACGAAAATGACTAGCAAGGTCACAACAGGTCACCTATTGCCCCTAGACGGCTCAAACGGGCTTCAAACGGTTTTGGGTAGGGACACAGAAGGGGAAAACGCCCTATTTGGCGTGGAAACCCCTCGAATCCACACGCCATTGAACGATTTGCCTTCATTGGGGCTTGAATTGGTGGATTTGGCTTCCAGCATTGGCGTGGAGATGATGCCCTGGCAAAAATTTGCGTTAATTCACACGCACAAGGTCAAGCCTGACGGTCGCTGGGCTACACCCGTGAATTGCATAGTCGTGGCCAGGCAGAATGGCAAAAGTTTTTTGCAGCAAATCAGAATCTTGGGTGGCCTTTTCCTATGGAAGGAACCGTTGCAAATCGGGTCGGCTCACAGACTTGCAACAAGCCTTGAACAGTTTCGTCAATTGGTTTCACTCATTGAAGGCAATGAATCTTTGGCAAAACAAGTCAAACGAATTCGTTGGGCGCACGGTGCGGAAGAAATTGAAACAATTCATGGAACGCGCTTTATCGTAAAGGCGGGCGGTTCAGCTGCTCGCGGCGTTTCCCGACCTGAAACCATTCACCTAGATGAATTGCGTGAAATGAGTGATTTGGAAAGTTTTGCTTCATTGCGTTACACCCTTATGGCTGCAAAAAATCCTTTAGTTATGAGTTATACAAATGCAGGCGATTCTGCAAGCCTGGTGCTGAATTCTTTTAGAGAAAGAGCATTGGCCACAATCGCGGGAAACAATGACGACATTGGATATTTTGAATGGTCAGCACCAAGTGACGAAATCAGCATTGAAAATGCAAAATGGTCAAATCCAGCAATGGGCATCACAATTCACCCTGACAATTTGCGTGCCGTTTTCAATGACCCACCCGATGTCGTAATGACTGAAGTGTTGTGCCGTTGGGTTGTGGCAATATCTTCAGCAGTTGACACTGCCAGTTGGGGCAATTGCTTGGACAAATCAGTTGACCTGGATATTGAAAAAACAACCTGGTTGGCAATTGACCTATCACCTGACCGAAAGCACGCCGCATTGGTTGCAGCCCAAAAACTTGGTGATGAATCATTTGTGGTCAAATTGCTTCACACTTGGAAAAATGACTTGCAATTGGACGATAAGGCCATTGCCAACGATTTGGCCGACTACGCCCGCAAATATCCAGTGGAGCAGGTTCTATATTCACGGCGCACGGCTGGGGCAGTTGCAGCGCGACTTGCACCCGCTGGAATTCCAATTTTCGACATGGACACGGCTTACCCACAAGCATGTGACGAAATGTTGTCGGCAATCAACTCAGGGCGGCTCAAACACCGTGGCCAATCCGAATTGAGCCAACAAGTTTTGGCAGCCGTTCAATTAAAGCGCGGGGACGGCGGGTGGGTTATCGGAAGGCGTGCCAGCGGTCAAATTGTGTGCGCCGCCGTGGCCGTCAGTCTTGTTTCCCACTTTGCGACACGCCAAGACAATGATTTGGACATTATGGTTGGTTAGGTGTAAAACCTTGCGAAAATTCGGGCATGAGTTTCTTTGATTTGCTAGTGCCGCGCAAGGTTGATGCTGCCGTTCCAGCTGAAGTTGATGCGGCATCTCTAGCACCGTACTTTCAGGAACAGGGACAATTGTTTTTCGCTGGCATTGCTACGGCAACGCGCGCGGAAGCCATGAGCGTTCCTACTTGTGCGCGTGCTTTGGGAATTATTCAAACAATTTCGTCACTGCCAATGCACACACGAAATGAAGCAACAGGCGAAAAGGTTTCACAACCCCGCGTAATTAATCAACCCGACCCACGAATTCCAGGTTCAACATTTTGGGCGTGGATTATTTCCGATTTATTTTTTTTCCCAAATGCTTATGCATACGTAATGGACAGATATGCAGACACGGGCAAAATTCGCGCAATGGAACGTGTTGCACCTGAACGCGTAACAATTCAAACAAATTTGCTTGGAACAGAAATCATTTCTTATCAAATTGACGGGTCATACGTTGATGCAACAAATTTGGTCGTTTTCGCTGGCCAGCAAGAAGGTTTGCTATCGCGTGCAGGTCGCACAATTCGTGCGGCTGCTGCATTAGAAAAGGCTGCAATGAATTTTGCAGTTGAACCAATTCCACAAATGGTTTTGAAATCAAATGGCACATCATTGCCAGCCGACCGCGTTGCAAAATTGTTAAGTGCCTGGAAATCAGCGCGTGCGTCTAAAAGTACGGCATTTTTGAATGCTGATGTCACGTTGGAAACTTTAGGCTTTGACCCTAAGAGCATTCAGCTAAATGAGGCCAGAAATTACGTTGCGCTGGAACTTAGCAGGGCTTGTGGACTTCCGGCCTATTTCACCGATTCACAACAATCAAGTTTCACATACTCAAACGCCTTAGACAAAAGGCGCGATTTGGTTGACTTTGCTTTTAGAAATTACATGTCAATTATTGAACAACGCCTTTCATTTCAGGATTTTACTCCCGCTGGAAATCGTGTGTCGTTTGACCTTGATGATTTCTTGCGTGGCAATCCTTATGAGCGTGCGCAAGTTTATGAAATTTTAAACCGCATTGGCGCAATGAGCGTTGATGAAATTCGTGAGGAAGAAGATATGCTGCTATGAAAAAAGTAATCACACCAATGACAATCACCGCGGCTGATTCCAACAGTCGCACGATTAGTGGCCGAATTGTGACGTTTAACGAAACAGGCAATGCATCAATTGGCAAAGTCCAATTTGCACAAGGTTCAATTGATGCAACACCAGTTTTGCTTAACCTGGAACATGACCGAACACGCAGAATTGGCAAAACACTGAGCATTGAAACGACTGAATTTGGAATTGAAGCCACCTTTAAAATTGCAAACACAACTGCTGGCACTGATGCACTTGTTGAAGCCCAAGAAGGTTTGCGTGACGGTTTTAGCGTTGAAGTTGCTTATGACGAATATGAAACACTGAAAGACGGAACCGTTCGCATTTTAAAAGGCGAATTGTCAGGCGTTGCACTTACAAGCGAACCCGCTATTCGAAGCGCGCGTGTGACTGAAGTGGCCGCAAGAACGGCTGATGAAGAAGGCACTGAACAAGTTTCTGACTCAACAATTGGGACAGAAGAAACACCAACAACAGAAGGAGACGAAGTGGACAACACCGTCACACAAGCGGAAGCCGTTGAGACGGTAGAAGCCGCACAGTCAATCACCGCTGCTGCAAAACCAGCAATCGGGGGCACATTCACAAAGCCACGCATTGAGTTAACTGCTGCAAAGTATCTTGAAAACAAGGTTCTTGCTGCACTAGGAAACGAAGATGCACGCCAATATCTAATGGCAGCAGATAACAACACAACAGATTCCGCTGGACTTGTTCCAACACGTCAGTTGTCAGAAGTTATCAACGGCCTATCAACAACAATTCGTCCAAGCATTGAAGCAATTTCCCGTGGAACATTGCCTGATGCTGGTATGACATTTGAAATTCCAAAAATCACGGTTGCGCCTACGGTCGCGCAAATTAATGAGGGCAGTGCGTTTTCTGACACCAATATGGAGTCAGCCTTCATTTCAGTGCCAGTCAAGAAGTTTGCAGGCCAGCAAAATTTTACGGTGGAATTACTTACAAGGACTAGTCCTTTGTTCTATGATGAATTGTTGCGTAACATGGTTGCAGCAATGGCTAAGGCACAAAATGCTTATGTTTCATCAATCCTTGTTGCAAACGCAACTATTGACGGCACAACACTTGCAACGTTCCCAACAGCTGCTGAATTACTTGCATTTGTTTCACGCGGTGCTGCCAGTGTTTACACAAACACAACAGGCTTTGCGCAAAACATTGTTATGGGTGCAAGCCAGTGGGCAAACACAATGGCACTAAACGATAATGGCCGTCCAATTTATATCGCTGCACAACCACAAAATGCAGGCGGTGCATTGCGCCCTGACTCATTGCGTGGAAATGTCGCGGGTCTTGATTTGTACGCTGATTTTGGCGCACCTGCTGGAAGTGATGACGGTTCAATGATTATTGTGAACCCTGCTGCATACACATGGTATGAAGGCAACAACTATCAACTCCGGGCTGAGTCAACTGCTGACGGTTCAATCAATGTCGGTGTTTATTCATTCGGTGCTTGTGCAATCAAACTTGCTGGTGGAGCATTCCGCAATAACAAGTAAAAAACTAATCATGCGCCGTGGTCACTCCCGAACGCGGCGCAGCAGACGAAAGGGACGGAAATGCCAAGTATTGTTTCAACCGCGCAATTGCGTAGTATTCTTGGCGTTTCCGTTTCCCTATATCCTGACAGTTACCTGGACGAAATAATCAACACCGCTGAAGCGGTCATTTTGCCAATGTTGGTTGCAAATACAAACGCAGTCAATGCCTATGAATTGACAGACAACGTGGCAATTTATTACACTCAACGTGAACACCATTTTGTTGCTGGTCAATCAATTATTGTGACGGGATTACCCGCACCCTTTAGCGCAACCGTGACCGTTGTTAAAACAGGCGTATTTCATTTCACCGCTGCAATCACAAGTTCAAATGTGACTTTGCGCGACATTATCCCAACAGGCACGGCCACACTTTCGGGCTATTCTGCCGTTGATATTTATGCCAATTCGCCACCTATTGAATCAGCCATTCTTGCAGTCAGCGTTGAAGTGTTTCAATCACGTGTTGCCGCCGGTGGAGAAATTCAGGGCGTAGATTTTGCCAGCACGCCTTATCGCATGGGCAGAAGTTTGACCAACCGTGTCAG